ATTACAGGAAATGTAACAGCAACAAATGTTTCTATATATGAACCACATGTGGTTGTTATCTATATAATAAAAACATAATAGGCAGAGAAATGGCAGACAACTTAAACTATTCAAGAGTTAGATCAGAATCGGATGCCACCATTACTCCGGTGGGCACAATCCTGCCTTGGTCTCAAGCAACTGCACCATTTGGATTTCTGAAATGCGATGGTACTGCGGTTAGTCGTGCCACATACTCAGACCTTTTTGATGTTATTGGGACAACTTACGGTGTAGGTGATGGTTCAACTACATTTAATCTGCCCAATCTAGCATCAAGAACGCTTGTTGGTGCAAACACAACAACAAATATTGGTCAAACGTCAGGTTCAGTAGATACAACTGCGGCAGGATTCTCACTGAATAATAACCTAGCGGCACAAAATAATCAAAACCTTGCAGCAGTAGTAACAGAAAATTTGGCAGTGGGAACCACAGAAAACCTTGCTGCAGCGACAACTCAGAACTTGGGTGTTGGATCTACTTCTAACTTAGCGTTATCGGTAACAGAAAATCTTGCAGTGACTTCAACTCAAAATCTTGCTGGTAATGTTACTGGTAATATTGCAAACCACGCTTTGACTCTCAGTGAAATCCCAACACACAACCACCCAGGTTCAGCACACATGGGCACATCAAACGGTCCATATGCAAACACCGCGCAAGCAAGACACAATGGTACTGGTAACTCCGGTAATGCTGGTAGTTCAACGGCACATTCTCACTCTCACAACTTAGGTGGTTCTGTAACAGGTAATGCAGCACACACTTTAACTGGTAACGTTACGGGAAATGTTGGGGGAAGTGCTCCAGGTTCAGTCACAGGAACTTTGAATACAAACTTAACTGGTAATGCCGCAGCAGCAAAATCTGGTGCTGTAACAACAAATATCACGGGTAATGTTGGTGTTAACTTAACTGGTAATGTAACAGTGCAAAATGCGTCATTATATCAACCGCATTTGGTTACCATTTACATTATTAAATTTTAAGGTTCTAGTATGGCAGATAACTTAAACTACTCAAAAGTAAAATCAGACAGTGGTGTTGAGGTTACTCCAGTAGGAACTATTTTACCTTGGACAAAAGCAACTGCTCCAGTTGGTTTCTTACTTTGTGATGGCACTGCGGTTAGTAGAGCAACATACGCTGATTTATTTGGTGTTATTGGAACAACCTATGGTGTAGGTGATGGTTCAACTACATTTAACGTTCCAGACATGAAGTCAAGATGTGCAGTTGGTGCTAATGCAACATCTAGTGTTGCTCAAACTGCGGGAGCACACGACACCACTGGTGCAGGATTAACTTTACAGAACAATCTAACAGCAGTTCCTTTTGATAACTTGGCAGTACAAACCACAGAAAATCTAGCATTCCCTGTTACTGAAAACCTTGCTGTTGGAACTACACAGAACTTAGCAGCGTCTGTAACAAACTCTTTAACGGGTTCTATTACAGAAAACCTTGCTGTGAATACAACACAAAACTTGGCAGCAAGTATTTCTGGTTCTGTAAGTAATCACACTTTGACATTGGGTGAACTTGCAACTCACGAACACCCACAAAACCTTTATGGTAACGCAAACCAAGCAGCATTCCCAACTTTTAACACCTCTCTTCTTAGACTTGCAACTGCGGGTAATGCTGGTAGTAGCGGTGGACATGGACACAATACAAACTTAGCATTTAACTTGACAGGTAATGCCGCTGGTGCTAAATCTGGTGCAGTCGCTGCTAATATTGCAGGAACTATCAATGCTAACCTTACAGGTACGGCAAACAAAGCAATCGCGGGTGCTGTAACTGTTGCAAAGACGGGTGCGGTAACCACAGGAACTACAGGTAGTGTTTCTGCAAATATTACTGGTGATGTAACTGTACAAAATGTATCTTTATACTCACCTAACTTGGTTGTAACCTACATAATAAAACATTGATTTTGTTGGAGATATAATGAAAATAAATGATCATGTTGCCATTTTTGATGGTGCTATTTCTGAAGAAATATGCAAAGATGCAATAAAATGGTTTGAGCAAACAGAAAATGAAGTATTATCTTCACCAGAAGAGTTAGTAAAACGTGATTCAACTCAAGTCCGAAGTGGCGGATTTTCTAATGGGTTGGGTAACAGAAAAGACACAGCATATTTTTTAGAAACAGATGCTCGTGACTTAGCACAAGATACCAGAGAAAAAATAATTAATGGTGTAAATGCTTGTGTTAAAGAATATATGATTGAATATCCAGCATTAAACGGATATAAACTATTTAATATTGAATGTAAAGTTCAAAAGACACCACCACATGGTGGATACCATATTTGGCATCATGAGCACAGTTCTCAACCGAATAGCATGTCAAGAATTTTGGTTTGGACTTTATATTTAAATGATATTCCCGATGGGGAAGGTGAAACTGAGTTTATCGATCAAGGTATAAAGTGTGGAGCAAAAATGGGAAGAGTTTGTGTGTTTCCAGCAGCATTTACTCATCCACATAGGGGAAACCCACCTTACAGTTGTGATAAATACATAGCAACTGGTTGGATTCATTGTTCTCCACAGGATTAAAGGTAAAGGAAATGGCAGAACCAAATAAGTTTATTATTGTCGTCCCGGACTATCGTTTGAACGCATATTATAGTGCTAACAATACTTGGAAAACTATTGCGTGTTATACTCAGTCTGATGGATCAGACGCTGGCAATACTCAATTTAAGTTGGGTTTTGCTAATGCTTGTACGAATGCAGGTTGGACACCAAGAACAAATGTTCATGCTGTTCAATACATCGATGGTGAAGGTGAGATTGAATATGCAAATGGTTCACCTCACTCAACATTTACAGGCAACACTACTATCGGAGAGTTTGTATCTCTGTTAGACCAATATTGGAAAGCAGATCGTGTAGATAGAGCAGAAGCAGAAAGAATTGCCGCTATCCCATCATGGGACGAAATTCGCGGTATGCGAGATGCTTATTTAGGTCAGTCTGATGGGATTTATTCCTATGCTACCGAAAAGGGACAAACTGTTCCAACAGAATGGGTGACTTATAGACAAGATTTGCGTGATATTCCAACAACATACGGTTCACCCACAGGTAATACAGAACTTGTTGTATTCCCAGACAAACCATCTTGGCCGGAGTGGTAATCTTTCGTAGCGTATATATAGTCCTAGAAAACAAATCTAGGACTTACGCTATGGCAGTACCTACCTCAAGAACAGAACTCAAAGACTATTGCCTCAGACGACTTGGTTATCCTGTCGTTGACATCAATGTTGACGATGAACAAGTCGAAGATCGTATCGATGACGCACTGAAGTATTATCAAGATTATCACTATGATGGTACTGAGCGAATCTTTCTCAAACACCAAGTCACATCGACAGATATTGCAAACGAATACATCACTATCCCCGAAGCGGTGATTGGTGTTGTTCGTGTGTTTGACATTGGTGATGCTATCCAATCGTCCTCTCTTTTCAATATCCGTTATCAGATTCATCTGAACGATTTGTTTGATTTCACATCAACAACTTACGTTCCGTATGTTTCTGCAATGCGTCACGTTGAGCAACTTGAAGAAATCTTTGTCGGTAAGAAACCTATTCGCTTCCAACGTCATAAGAATCAGTTAAACATTGATATGGATTGGGGAAATGATATCATAGCGGGTGAGTATATCATCATCGAAGCATACCGTATTCTTGATCCAGACACATACAGTGATGTCTACGGAGACAAGTGGTTACTCCGTTACTCAACTGCACTGATCAAACGTCAATGGGGTGAGAACCTCAAAAAGTTTGAGGGGATGACTTTACCGGGCGGTGTCACTTTCAATGGACAAAAGATTTGGGAAGAGGCAACTGAGGAAATCAATAAAATAGAAGAAGAGATGATTAGTTCATACTCTCTTCCTGTTGCTGATATGATGGGGTAACCCGTGCCAGTTAATAAGTATTTTAATAACTTCACATATGGTCGAGAGCAAGACGTATTAGAAGACCTAATCATCGAGTCCATCAAGATGTATGGACACGAGATGAAGTATTTGCCTCGCACATTGGTTGAAGAAGATGAACTGTTTGGTGAGGCGAAACTGTCTCGATTCAACGACTCCGTGCCTGTAGAAATGTATATCAAGAATGTCGAAGGGTTTGAAGGTGAGGGCGACTTACTTTCAAAGTTCGGTGTTGAGATTCGGGATCAGATGACATTTACCATTGCGCGAAAGCGATTTGATCAAATCCGTGGCGGTGAGTCTCTACAGACCGAAGTTGGATACCAACTACAAAACGAAACCGCAAACACAGATTCTCCATCTCGTCAGTTTTTGACAGACAATGCTGATGTGCACGGTTTTATGCTTGAGTCTGGCACTGCGGGTTCAAACAACTACACAATCACATCGAATCGTCCCAACGAAGGCGATTTAATCTACTTCCCACTGACAGACAAACTATTTGAGATTAAGTTTGTGGAACACGAAGAAGTGTTCTATCAGATGGGTCGCCTACAAACTTACGACTTGCGTTGTGAGTTGTTCCAATACAGCAGTGAACGTATTGATACTGGTGACACAGATGTTGATGTCATCGAAGATACATTGTCGAATGATGCATTGTTCAATCAAGTCTCACTTGAGGATGGCACTGCGTTCTTGTTTGAAGATGGCGATGCAGCACTTTGGGAATACAGACTTGAAGACTCTGATGATCAAGCAAACAATGAGTTCTTTACGACTCAGGCACTTTCTGGAATCATTGACTTCAGTGAGTCTAACCCATTCTCAGAAGTAGATAGGTGGTAATATGTTTGGACATCAGTATTATCATCAGGTTATCAGAAAGTATGTTATTATGTTTGGCAATCTGTTCAATGACATCGTTGTTCAAAGATATAACAAAGATGGCGACAGGATACAAGCAATCGCAGTTCCTATCGCATACGGTCCTCGTGAGAAGTTCCTTGCACGAATCAATGCGAATCCAGATTTAGCAGATGACGTTGCACTGCAACTTCCTCGTATGTCGTTTGAAATGACGGGAATGACATATGCACCACAGAGAAAGTTAAACAGACTTCAAACCACAGTTTCAAGTGGCAGTTCTGCCAATAATCTCAGAACAAACTTTTCTTCTGCCCCCTATGACATCGATTTTAGTTTATCGTGCTATGTCAAAAACGCAGATGATGGTGTGCAGATTATCGAAAACATCCTTCCGTTCTTTA